CACACGCTGAAGGTGCTCAGAGTATAGCACAAGGTGCTTATTCACACGCCGAAGGACAACTAAACATAGCTGTTGGGGCTTCTACTCACGTAGAAGGTTATTCATCAACAGCATTAGGTGATTTTTCACACGCAGAAGGTAAAGGTACAACATCAGAAGGTGCTCAATCACACTCTCAAGGACAAGCTACTGTGGCGTTTGGTCCATATTCACACGCTGGTGGATTTACAACAACAGCTACTGGTGAAGCTTCATTTGTTCACGGTTACAATTCAATAGTTAATGGTAATTATTCAGCTGTATTTGGACACAACATTACGGGTTCAACTGATAACACAGTATTTGCACCAAGATTTAACGTTAGATATTTATCTGGTGGTACTAGTGTAACTAACGTTGGTATTGATGCTAATGGTTTCTTAGTTAGCGGAACAACTGGTGGTTCATCAGGTACTGAAGTTTTTGTAACTGGTGGTACTAAAACAGGAAGTAATGTTGTGTTTACCAACAATACAGGTGGTACATTTACGGTAACTGGCTTTACTGATATTTGGACAACTGGTTCTACTAAATCGGGTACTATTGCTACTTTTACGAACAATACAGGTGGAACGTTTACCCTTACTGGTTTAACAGATACATTTACAACAGGTGGTACTAAAACAGGAAGTAATGTTGTATTTACCAATAACACAGGTGGTACGTTTACAGTAACTGGCTTTACTGATATTTGGACAACAGGTGGTACATATTCAAACGGTACCGCAACATTTACCAATAATACTGGTGGTACATTTAGTGTTAGTGGTTTTAGTACGTCTACAGCTACTTCATTTACTGGAGGTACTGTAACTGGAGCCACATTTTTTAGTGGTGGGGCGAGTGCTACAACATTTAGTGCAACAACATATTTAGGTTTACCACTTGACATTAGAATTACTGGTGGTACATTTAGTAGTGGTGGTACGATAACACTCACAAATAATAGTGGTGGTACTGTACCAATAACTGGTATTACAAGTTTTAGCGCATTAAGTGCTGATACGTTGTATTTACTAACACAACCAACGACAAATAATGCAAATACAAAATTATTATCATATAACACAACAACAAAAAAAATAGAGGCTTCTGATACTAACGTTACAATACCTTACGGTATTATTTACGCATTCAGCGTTTCTAACTATTTAACTTAAAAACTATGGCAAATACAGCACCAATTTACACAAGAGACCCAGATGTTCAATGGTTTTCAGCAGCAACTGCTGCAAATACAACAACAGATTTAACTTCTGGTACAATCTATCTTTGTTTTACAGCTGACGCAACTTATGGTGGATATGTACAAAGGATTCGTTTTAGAACTCTAGGTACCAACACAAACCAAACCGTTGTTAGGATATGGATTAATAATGGGGGCTCAACTAGTACTGGTTCAAACAACGTACTATGGGATGAAACCACTTTACCCTCAACAACTGTATCACAAACTTCTGCACAAGCTAACTATGAATTACCACTAAACTTTGCATTACCAGCTGGTTACAGAATTTATGTAACATTAGGTACAGCACCTACATCAGCTGGTTGGTCGGTGACAGTTATAGGTGGTAAGTATTAAAAAAGTTTTTAAAAATGGAAATAACATATGCATTGTGTGAATTTGAATATGGGTACGCTGGTACTTTCTATCAAGAAAGTGGTGGTGGAAACGTATTAAGATTTTTAAACACATTAGGCCAAGAAATTAATTTAATCGCACCTTATGGTTATAGGGTTATTGATGGTGACCCAACTTTACCTCAGTGGGCTATAAAGAATATCAATAACGCTTTAAATAACCTTATTTAATATGTTAGATTATTTTAATCTTAATAATTTAGCAACCAACATTCAAGTATTTAATTTTTTAGGTACTGTAAGTTGGCAGACATGGAGTAAACCTAGAAATGCTAAGTTAGTATATATGATTGCCATAGGTGGTGGTGGTGGTGGTGCTGGTGGACAAGGTGGTGCTGGTGGTAGATTAGGTGGTGCTGGTGGAGGTAGCGGAGCCATTACAAGAGCTATCGTTCCAGCCAACATTTTACCAGACACACTACATATAAATGTTGGTACTGGTGGTGCTGGTGGTTCTGCATCAAGCCTAGGTATTAGCGGTGGTCTTACTTACATAACATCATTTCCAGTATTAAACTTAAATAACTATTTTATTTATGCACAAGCTGGTTCAAACGGTGCTGTAACAACAGGTAGTGCCAATGGAGGCACTAGCTTTGCCGCCACTTCAGCTTATAATAATTATCAAATGATTGTCTCATTTACAGCTGGTATGGCTAGTGGTGGTGGTGGTACAACAGCTGGTGGTAACGGTGGTACAGTAACTGGTGTAACAATATGTGTTACTGGTGGTGCTGGTGGTGGAGGTGGTGCGGCTGGTAGTACAACAATGGGTGATGGTGGTTCAATAGAAGTCCATAGCTCATTACCAGTATTGTCTGGTGGAACAACATCTTCAGTTGCTGGTCAAAACGGCATGGTGTTAAATCATCCATCATATAATGTATCGAATGAAACCATATTTTTCTCTTATGGTGGCTCAGGTGGTGGTGCTAATGCTTCTGGTGTTGGTGGTAAAGGCGGTGATGGCGCAATAGGTTCTGGTGGTGGAGGTGGTGGTGCTGGAACCACAGGTGGAGCTGGTGGACGAGGTGGAAATGGATTAGCAATTATTATTAGTATTTAAAAATATGGACCAATTTAATTTAAGTGATTTATCAGAAAACAACCAAATATTTTATAGTTTAGGTTTAAACACTTGGCAGACATGGTATAAACCTAAAAATGCTAAGTTAGTTTTTATGTTCGCAGTAGGCGGTGGTGGCGGTGGTGGCGGTGGTTCATCAACCGCTGGTACGGCTAGAGTAGGTGGCGGTGGAGGTGGTGCTTCACCTGTAGCAAAGATTATTGTCCCAGCTAATTTATTACCAGATGTTTTACATATAAATGTTGGTGCTGGTGGTGCTGGTGGTGCCGCAAATTCAAATGGTAGTGCTGGTATTCTTAGTTTGGTGTCAATCAAACCATCAACAAATGCAAACGCTGTTTATTTAAAAAGTGGGAACACAAACCAAATTGGTGGGTCAGCTGGTGGTGCTGGTGCTGGTGGTGCGGCTGGTGCTGCTTTTACTCAAGTAAACGGTACATTTGTTGCTTTATGTTTGGCGAATACCGCTTCTGGTGTTGCTGGTAGTTCTGGTGGAGCTAATACTGGTGCGGCTGGTACGTCTCAAAACAGAACACTATTAACTTCTGGTGGTGGTGGTGGAGGTGGCGCAAGTGCCGCTGGTGTTGAAGGTTCTGGTGGTACAGTTGTTTCAACTGGTGGTTCATTGATATCGACAATGGGTGGTGCAGCTGCTGGTGCTGGTACAGCAGGTAATGGTGAAGATGGGTTTACAAACTTTATAAATACTGGTATTTCAGTTAATAAAATGCCGATGTATTTTAGTGGTGGTGGTGGTGGCGGTGCTAGCGCAAACGGTACTGGTGGTAATGGTGGTAACGGAAGTTATGGTTGTGGTGGTGGAGGCGGTGGAGCTGGTGCTACTGGTGGTCGAGGCGGTAAAGGTGGTGACGGTTTAGTAATAATTTCTTATATTTAATAACAACATGAAAGATTATTTTAATTTACCTTCTTTAGAAACAACAAATTTTGTTTACTATGCTACACCAAATACGAATGAGTGGCAAACATGGCAAAAACCTAAAAATGCCATGTTTGTATTTTTTACTATTATGGGGGGTGGAGCTGGTGGTGGGGGTGGTACATCAGGTTCAGGTACGGCTAGAACTGGTGGTGGTGGTGGTGGTGGTAGTGCTATTACAAGACTTATGTTACCAGCATTCTTATTACCAGACACACTATACATAAATGTTGGCGCTGGTGGTGCTGGTGGTGCAGCTGATGGAACTGGTTCCAGTGGTAGTTTAACATATATAAGTGTTGTTCCAAGCGCCACATTTAACGATGATATTATCGTTGTTAGTAGCACTGTGGCACCAACTGGTGGTCAATCAAATGGAACCGCTGGGGCTAGCGGTACCGTACCACTAATAACAGCATCAATAATTTCATCTATGGGTGTATTTTCAACAAACACTATTGCAGCTGGTGGCGCTGGTGGTGCTAATACTGGTGGTGCTGGTGGTACAATTACGGTTGCTGGCCCTAACACTGGGGGTGCTGGTGGTGGTGGTTCATCTGCGGCAAATGCAAATGGTGCTGGTGGTGCTGTTAACAGTAGTGAAGTTTTACCTAACAGAACTGGTGGTGCCGCTGGTGGGGCGAACGCTGGTCAAGATGGTTTATTCGTAGGAATACCGTTTAGTAATACCAACATACGTTCACCATTTTCAGCATTAGGTGGATGTGGTGGTGGTGCTAACGGAGCTGGTACTGGTGGTAATGGTGGTAACGGAAGTTATGGTTCTGGTGGTGGAGGCGGTGGAGCTGGTACAACGGCTGGTTCTGGTGGACGAGGTGGTGATGGTATTGTCTTTATAACATGTGTTTAATCTTCACCATATAAGTCTTTTTTTGGTGCGCAAGATTCACGTATAAGTTTCTCAACAAACGAAAACATTTTAAGACCATTTTCTTCACAATACTTCTTTAATAAATTGTGTGTTGTAGTCGTAATCTTCAAATTTTTATCGCGTTTCATGGCCTTTTTACCATAAGTATGATAGAAGTAAGAAAAAAATCATACTAATTCTTCTAGAACTTTTTCATTGCCAAGACTTTTGGGAAAAATTGAATATTTATAATAAACTATTCAATAAAGTAAATAATTAAACCCAATAAAAAACAAAATGGCAACACAAGTATTCGTTAGTCCAGGTGTTTATACATCAGAAAAAGATTTGACCTTTGTAACACGTCAAGTTGGTGTAACAACTTTAGGTATGGTAGGTGAAACCACTATTGGTCCAGCTTTCCAACCTATCTTCATCAGCAACTACGGTGAATTTCAATCTTTCTTTGGTGGTTTAAACGCAACAAAGGTTAGAGATAATGGCGCACCTCAGTATGAGTTACCTTATATCGCAAAATCATATCTTTCTCAGTCAAACCAATTATTCGTAACAAGAGTATTAGGTTTTTCTGGTTATGACGCTGGTTGGGCATGGGGTATCACTTTAGATTCTGCTGTAGATACATCTACAACAGGTACAACTTCAGGTGGTGCATCTTATAACCCTCTTATTACATTTAGTGCTACATCTGCTGGTACTATTACAACCATGTCATCTAACGACCCACTTGTTGATGCGTTAATTGATGACGGAACATTAACAGCTTCTTTGTCAGCTTTAGGTACAGCAAGCACTGGTGATACACTCACTATTGGTGCGGCATTCCTTAAGGTTGGTTCAGTGTTTAGTGGCGTATCATTTAATGTATATGTTAAATCAACGCTTTATGGTACAACAGGTGCAACCAACGGTTTCACTGGTTCTACTACTGGTGTTACTCAATATTACTCTGGTAGTTCATATTCAGACATAGAAAACAAAATGGTAGCATTGCTTCGTTCAAGAGGTGCTATTAATACAGACACACAATTACCAGCATTTGAAGTTACTGGTGCTACAGGTGTTCAAATGAATCTTACTTCAGAAACCGACCCATTGGGAACTTTTTCATTGAGTGGTAACTCAAGCACACAAGGTTTGTTTGAGTATAAGGTTTCTATGGACAGAACTCAAAAGAACTACTTGCCTAAGGTTTTAGGTAGAACAGCTCAAGATGGTAACACAGCGTTGTTCGTAGAAGAATTGTTTGGTGAGATGTTCAAGACTGATAACGCTGATGATAAAATCAGAGGTATCAAATCAACACTTGTCCCTTATGTTAGAGATTATTCTGACTACTTACAAGAATACAGCCCAGCTGTAACACCTTATATAGTATCAGAATTGCGTGGTAACAAAGTTCTTAGATTGTTCAGATTCTGGACCATCTCTGACGGTAACGCTGCAAATGAACAATTCAAAATTTCTATCGTTAACATTAAGCCAGATGCTAAAGAATTTGACGTTCAAATCAGAGCGTTCTATGATACAGATGCACAACCAGTAATTCTTGAATCATTTACTAGATGTACTATGGACCCATCTGCTGCCAGCTATATTGGTAGAAGAATTGGTACAACAGATGGTACTTATGTTTCTAACTCTGTTTATGTATTGGTTGAAGTGGATGACACTTCAGATACTAGCGATGCATTCCCAGCTGGTTTCATTGGTTACCCAATTCGTGATTACCAAACAAATGGTAACACAACTGTTGTTGACCCTAACATCATGTATAAGACAGCATACGGTACATTTGAAAACAAGCGTAAGTTCTACTTAGGTTTGTCAGAAACTGTAGGTATTGATGCTGACTTCTTTGACTACAAAGGTATTCCACCTACAACTACTCCAAATGTTTGGACTGGTTTAACATATGGTTTCCACATGGACGTTGATGCTACTGGTGTAACTATCGACAACGTAACAGAAATCATTAACGCTTCAGGTGATACTTACAGTCCAGTATTCTTGTTTGAAACAGGTGCTGCTGAATTCAGAACAGACGCTGACTTGGTTGGTGGTCCATATGAAAAAGTTTATGCTCGTAAGTTCACATTTACCCCATACGGTGGTTTCGATGGTTGGGATGTTTACAGAACAAGAAGAAGTAATACTGACAGCTTTATCATCAATGGTTCTAAAGGACAAGATGGTTTAACTAGCGGTGCTTTCGTAAACAGAACGCTTACAAATGGTGACTTGGGTATTAACTCAGACTACTATGCATACTTGGAAGGTATCTGGACATTCAATAACCCAGAAGCTGTGAATATCAACGTATTTGCAACTCCAGGTATTGACACATTTGATAACACAAACTTGGTTGAAGCCGCAATTGAAATGGTTGAAGTTGACAGAGCTGACTCATTGTATATTGTAACCACTCCAGATAACTCTGAAGGTGTTGCACTATCAGTTGAAGATGTTGTTGACCAATTGGCTGACCAATTCGACAGTAACTACACATGTACTTATTGGCCATGGGTTCAAATCAATGACGCTGAAAACAACGTATTGATTTTCGTACCACCAACAAGAGACGTAGTTCGTAACATCGCATTGACTGACAACATTGCATTCCCATGGTTTGCTGTTGCTGGTGTTCAACGTGGTGATGTTGATGCTATCCAAGCTCGTAAAAAACTTACTCTATCAGAAAGAGATACACTTTACGAAAACAGAATTAACCCAATCGCTACATTCACATCAGAAGGTATCAAGATTTGGGGTAACAAAACTCTTCAAGTTAAAGAAACTGCTCTTAACAGAATCAACGTTAGAAGATTGTTGTTGCAAGCTCGTAAACTTATCTCTGCTGTATCTATCAGATTGTTGTTCGAACAAAACGATGCAGTTGTTAGAAACCAATTCTTGTCACTTGTTAATCCAATCTTGGATAACATCAGAACAGAGCGTGGTTTGACTGACTTCCGTGTTGTTCTTTCAAGCGACCCAGAAGACATTGATAGAAACCAATTAAGCGGTCAAATCTTCTTGAAACCAACTAGAAGTCTTGAATTCATCGCAATTGATTTCGTAATCATGAACACTGGTGCTTCATTCAACAATATCTAATACAAGATTATACAATAAAAAGGCCCCTTGGATGGGGCTTTTTTATTCTAGAACATATTTATAAACATGAAGAAGATAATCATAACAGAAGCACAATACAATCGAATTTTAGAATTCGAAAAAACCAGTGCTTTAATTACTGAAAATCGAGACACCATTTATGGTGTTGCAAAACTCATGGGTGTTAAACTAACTGGTATGAACTTGGAAGTTGCTAATAAAGCATTGGATAATGAGAAGTCTTTAAGTGACATATTATCAACGTTAGAAGATGATTTTAAATTCGAAGCTTTGATTAAGAGTATGGAAGAAAAAGGTATGGAAAATGCCAAAGAAAAGATACTAAAACAAGGTGACACCATCATTGATAAGTTCAATGAAATATGTGACAAAAAAGGAATAAATAAAGAAATGAACCAATTTATTTTTGACAGAGCTAGCTTAAAGTAAAAAAACTTGTAAAAAAATAAATATTGGAATATTTATAAACAAATAAGAACAAAACTAAAAACAACAGAATATGGCTGATTTATTAATGAAAATGCCTTTGCCTTACGAACCTAAGAAAAAGAATCGTTGGCTTATTACGTTCCCAGCAGACCTTGGTATTCAACAATGGTGGTTGGCATCTGCATCTAGACCTTCGATTACACAAAATGAGGTAGAGATTCCATTTTTGAACACATCTACATGGGTTATTGGTCGTTTCACTTGGGAATCAATTGACGTTACATTCCGTGACCCAATTGGTCCATCTGCAACACAAGCTATCATGGAATGGGTTCGTTTACACTCTGAATCAATCACAGGTCGTCAAGGTTATGCGGCTGGTTACAAACGTCCAGTTGAACTTGAGATGCTTGACCCAACTGGTGTTGTTGTCGAAAAATGGTTATTGGACGGCACAATGTTGACCAACGTTGGTTTTGGTGACTTATCAATGGATGACGATGGTATTGCTGAAATTACAGCTACTCTTCGTTTTGACAGAGCTATCTTACTTTTCTAATCCAATGGCTAAAGCACGTAAAGAGACGAAACCTAAGGGTAATAGGAAAAACCAGCTAAAACACATCAAAAGAATAGCTGAAAATAATAGAATTTTGAAAGAACTTTCAACTAAATAATTTAAAACCGCTCATATGAGCGGTTTTTTATTTACAAAAAAATTTGAATCTTTATATTTATCGTTATAACATTGAATAATCGTTTTATATGGATACAAAACCAAATGTGTACCCTACTAGGGACCAAAGAAGCGCCGCAGAAGAAAAAGCAAGATTAGCGGCTTTCCAAGCTGAAAAGAACAGAGCTACGCAAGAAATTTACGATAACGCCACGTCATCGCCAGACACACCAGCTGGTCATATGGATGCTGTTGAAATGATGCGTAGAAGAACTGAAGCTCAAAAACAAATGAAAGACCAACAAGGTGTTGTTAGACACCCAGAATTGGCTGAGCAACCGCCTAGACCTCAAACCAGAAATGACATTGAAATCGAGGCCATTAAAAAACGTGCTGAAGAGCAACTACGTATTAGGGACGAACACTTGAATAGGAACGTTAATCAAACCAATCAATATCAAGAACAATATCAAGCAGCATATGATAGAACACCAAACCCTAGAACACAACAAGTGAATCAATCACCAGTAAATAAACCTTATAGTGATTATAATTTTGGTAACTATCAACCACCAATTAACCATATTGAGTCATCTAGCTATATTGAAAGTTTGAGTCAACCTAATTTTGATTCAGCTTTTGATATAATTCCATTACCATCTGAAGGTAAGACTTATCGTTTAGGAAAACCTAATGTAAAGGTTTCATATCTTACAGCAATGGATGAAAGTATTTTAACAAGTCCTAACTTATTGCAAAGTGGTAAATTTTTGGAAATTCTTATCAATAGAAAACTCCTAGAAGATGGTCTTAGATATAATGATTTGTTGTTGGGTGATAGACATGCGATAATGGTTTGGCTTAGAGCAACAGCTTATGGTGAAATGTATCCAGTGACTTTATTTGATGAGAATGATGTTCCATTTGATACTGAAATTGATTTGAATCAGTTAAGATATAAACCGTTATTAGCAGAGCCAGATAATGAAGGGTTATTCGATTTTACTTTCCCAGTATCAAAAGCTAGAGTTAAATTTAGACTAGTTACTTGTGGTATGGAAGAAGCTATCGAGGCTAAGATTAATCGTGATAAAGAAAATGAAGTTCCAGTTAATAACTTAACATTATACACGATGGAAGCGATGGTTGTTGAGGTAAATGGAAATAGAGATGCTAATTTTATTAGAGAGTTCGTTAGAAATCTCCGTATTGGTGACACAAAGTCTTTTTCTGATTATATTGAAAAGATAAACTGTGGTCTAGACACAAATATTACTGTTGGGACCCCTGGAGGTGGTTCCGTAACTACCTTTCTTCCCTTTAGCCTCAACTTTTTTTGGCCTGACCTCAGAATATAAGTGGCACTTGATGGAGGAAGTGTTCTTATTTACACAACACATCAAGAACTTTACGTATAATGATGTCATGCATATGCCAACTGGTTATCGTAGATATTTCTTAGGTTTAAAGCTTAGAGAGAATACGAAACAACAAGAAATGATGGAAAAACAACGCGAAGAACAAAATAATCGCGGTGCAAAAGGTACCAGAAGTAAAAAAATATCTGGTGATGCTCTAAAGGTTAGTATGGAAAACGGACACATACCACTTTCATAAAGATAAAATCCCCAATTTTTGGGGATTTTTGATTTAAACGATATTTATAGATATGGAAAACAAGATTAACGAAAAATACCTTAAGCTTATTCAAGAATACATAGAAGAGGCTAGAAAAGCGCCAGAAGCGGTGCCAACATCTTTATTCTTCAAAGATAATACAGAAGCTAAATTTTTCTCAGTAGTATCACAAATTAAAACTGGTGATTTGGTTGATTACTATTTTAAACTAGATAAACTAAATGGTCATTTAGTGGCAACAGATATCAATAAGAATACTAAAACAAAAGGATGTACTGGTGATATGCACTTAGATACAATGATTCACGGTAATAGATTTGAAATGGTATTCGGAAGTTGTGGTACCCTAGGTATAAACAACGTTACTGGGTTAAAAGTATTCATGTCTATGGATGAATTGAATGCTGATACACCATATGATAGCATGGAAATCGAAAATGACTTCGATAAAACCTCTTCAGAGTTCGTTGATGAGTATTTTAAACTGCTTCAGAATGCGGAAATAGGTGATGAAGTACATGTTGATTCTAAATACAAATACGATGGCGCTGTTTTAGAGAAGTTCAACGACTTTATCAGAGTCGAATTAGGTAGAAATGGTGGTGGAAGAGCAACAATCGTTAATTTAAGCTTGATAAATAACCCTTTCACTGAAGAAAACGGTGATATTACGTTAAATGGTAAAGGTATTAAGGGTGATAAAGCCGAATTTGACTTTTCAATACCAGTAAAAAAGTTTTTTATTGACTTTAAAAACGAAAAACCAAAACAAAAACAACAACAACAAGGTAATAATGACCCCGAAGGTGTTTCATTGGACCCTATGAGAGATGCAAAAGCTGTTTTAGATGCTATTGTTAATGATGAAGGTATGAAAAAAGCGTTCTACTCTCAACCTTCATGGTTAAATTTGATTATAAACACACTAAAAGGTAAAAATAGAGAGGGTAGAGGTATAGTACCAGCTAAAGAAATAATTCAAAAGTATAGAATTACTAATTATCAGAAACAATTAGGTGAAATATTCAGAAATTTCTCGTTTAACAAACCTATTGTATATACCCTATTAAGTAAATCTATTGAATTCCCAGTTGAAAAAGGTGAACCAGTTAAATATACTACCAACAAACAATATAGGGCTATAGTTAAGACAGTTGATTTGAAAGATAAGTATCTTACATTAAGTGATGAAAAAGCTGGTGTTGAAATTCAAATAAAAAGTCAAAACAAAAGAGAACGAAAAGAAAATACATTCAACGTAACCTTCATAAAAGAAGTTATTGAAAACGGAAAAAAAGTTATGAAAAATGTTGATGCTGTAATAACTATAGATAGTAGAAGAAATTCTGGTTATTACGATTATAAGAGACAAATTAAAACACGTTAAGGATGGCTGACGATATTAGAAAACAATTAGAGGAAGAAGCAAGGTTAAGAAAACTTGTTGCTGAATCTGCTGGTGAATACCTTAAACTTCTTAAGGATATCAAAGCCATGCATAAAAACATAGCTGTTGTTGATAAGGAAAGACTTAAGAAAGAAGAGCTAATAAATCAATTGGTTCAAGAACAAAACGATGCTATACGCACTGGTAATATAGCCGAACGAGATAGAATACAAGTTTTGATTGATTTGGAAAAAGTTAAGAAAAAGATTCTTGATGATGAGTTAAAAACACTTAATGAGTCATTGAAAACAATGACCAAAATTGCCAAAGAAACCAAACTAATGGGTAAAGGATTTGCCGCTTTTACTCAAGTAAAAAATGATGTTAGCGCAATTGTCAATACTGTAAAATTTGGTTATGGTAAAATGAAAGCGTGGGCTGGTTTATTCGATATGGATAAATCATTGAGAATGGCATCATTGAGTATGGGTGTTTTAGATAAACGTGGTAAGATTTTCAGAACAAATATTAAAGAAGCCGCTAACTCAACAATAGATTTCGGTGTAGGGATTAAAGAATTAGCTCAATTACAAGCATCTTATAGTGAAGAACTAGGTAGAAGTCCTTTATTGGGTGAAAATGCTTTAAAAGACGTTGCAGCGCTTTCTGTCGCCACTTCTTTGGGTGCCGAAGCAACTGGTCAGATGTTATCTGACTTTGAATTGCAAGGTATGAGTGCTAAAAGTACAGCAAAATTCATTGAAGACACTATGAATGATGCTAGTCGTATGGGTTTAAACGCAACGAAAGTTATCAAAAACATACAACAAAATATGAAGTTGTTGAATAAATACAATTTCAAAGATGGTGTTAAGGGTTTGAAAGCAATGGCTGAAACAGCGGCAAAATTAGGTATTGATGTTAATAGTGTAGCTTCAATGGCTGATAAATTATTTGACATTGAAGGTGCTGTAGATATGTCGGCGCAATTACAAGTTTTGGGTGGTGCTTGGTCTAGTCTAGCCGACCCTTTCCATTTGATGTATATGGCCCGTAACGATATGGGTGGTCTTACGACTGAAATTGCTAACGCTGCTGCGCAATCAGCTAAATTTAATTCACAAACAAAACAATTTGAAGTATCGGCATTGGAGATGCATAGATTGCGTAAGGTTGCCGAACAAACTGGTATGGATTATGAAACACTAGCAACTGCCGCTAAGAATGCTGCTAAATTCTCAAATATTCGTAAACAGATTAGAGTAAACTTTGATAAAGACACAAAAGAATTTCTTGAAAATACAGCAACACTTAATGAAAACGGTGAGGCGATAATAAGGATTAATGGTGAAGATAAATTGTTGAAACAATTAAATCAGATGGATAAACAAATGATTGATTCAGCGATTAAAGAAAAGAAATCAATGGCGCAACGTGCCAAAGATTCACAAACATTTGATGAGAGATTGAGTAACATTGTTGTTCAGTTTAAACAAATGCTGTTACCAATCCTTGAAGGTATTGACGAAGGTTTGAGACCTGTGGTTGATAAATTTGCGGATACCTTAAGAAACCCTGAGTTTAAAGAAACATTTAAAAAAGTTGCTGAAGCTATTGGTGGTTTTGTTGCTACGGTAGGTAAATTCATCTATGAAAATCCAGGATGGTCTTTAGCTTTATTCGGTATTTTTGAAGCCGCTAAATGGTTTAAAAACGGTATGGCTTTAGGAGCTGGATTTAACACTGTTGCTAGCGTTGGTGGCGGCGGTGGTATTGGCGGCGGTATGCTTGATGGGTTACTAAGAAAAGGTAAGAAAGGTGGTTGGGCTAGAAATCTAGCTGCAAGTAACCTAAAAGCAAGTAGAGCTGGTGGATTAGGTAGAGGTGGAATGTTAATGAAAGGATTGAAGGGTGGTGGATTAGCATCTATCGTTGGTTTAGGTGCTGAAGCTGGTAGAAGCTTCATGGATAATCCAGATAGTACAGCTGGTAAAATGTTAGGTATTGGTGGTTCGACTCTTTCATGGGGCGGTACTGGTGCTATGATTGGTAGTTTATTTGGACCACTAGGTACGTTGATTGGTGGTGGTTTAGGTGGTTTGATAGGATTGGGCAAAGGTATCTACGATGAGTACTACAGTGATGAGGCAATGGCTAAAAAACAAAAACCATTACTTAATGACGGTGTTATCTTTAACGATAGAGACAAATTGATGAAGATGGATGATGGGTCTATTATTGCGGGTACAAATGTAAACGGAAATAAAGACTTAGCTAACGCTATTACTGGTGCTAAATCAGATACAATGAAGATTGAATTTGGTGAGATACACTTTAAATTCGATGAATTGAAGATAACTAGTCCAGGTCATCCAGGATTATCAGTTGACGTACTAAATGACCCTATTTTCATTAGAAATCTTACTAGATTGATACATACTGAAACTGAAAAAGTAATTGATGGTGGTAAGGTAAAACCTAAGTAACTTATTGGTGGTTAGCTTCTTACGAAGCGATATCAACTTTTTTAAAAAATATTTTGATTTTTACTTGACAAAAGAGATTTAAAGTAGTACTTTTGCAAAGAGGATATTTATATAAAATTATTAATATATAGATATATTATTATCTATAGTTATTTATAATCCTCAATTTATTGAGAATAGTTTTACTGATAGTTAAAGGGGCCGTGAGGCCCTTTTTTCGTAGTATCATTTATTTTCTTCAAAAATGGCTTAGAATAGTATTTATAGAGAAAACGTTGATACTATGCCTTTTCCATTTTACAATACGGCTGCGCCAACCCCAAGTACTAAAAACACCATTAATAGCGTTGCTGTAACCTACGGTATACGAGATTATTTGCTTAACAGCAATTTGGGTCAATTTTATCCACAAATACCTACCAACATCAATGGTAGTCCACATGTTGGTGAGCCAGTTTTAGATACTAGCATCAATGGTAACACAAACGTTGTTCCAATAGGTTTACCATTAGAAACATGGGGACTTTATAGGTACAATCTAGCGGTTTTACCGAACCAATTTATCAATAACGACACCAATGCTCCAGAGCTATTGTCAATAGATGATATACCAACTACACAAGGTGTGTTTGGCCCTATTGATTTTGCAAATGGTTCTCAATATCCAACATCTCCAACTAGTGAGGTTTCACAATATGGTTTGTTAGGAAAAACCGACTACGCTCAATTTAGAAAAACAGCAACTCTTTATAACCTTTATGTAGACGCATCACAACAATATGACGTTGGTGACTACATAAGTCTTCAACCTAACGGCTTTAATCAGCAAATACAAGGCTATATGGACGAATATGGCGGTATCAACCTAGGTCAAGGTCAGGGAATTGAAACGGCTAACGTAATAGGCTCTATTTTAAACGGACAAGGTATTGGGTTATCCAAGGCTGGGATAATCCCTAATTTTGACGTTAGAGCGTCTTTAACGGGACGTGTATTGGGTGCTACTGGTACACTTAAAGATACTAGATTGGGTCAAATAGGTGGTCAACAATTAGCTTTAGCGTTAGCAAACAATGCTGCATTCAATCTACAAGAAGATATTTTAGGTGGTTTAAACTTGCAAGATAACATCTTAGCAATGGTTAGAGGTAATGAACTTCCAGGATTTAGACCAAACTACACAATCACCGTACCTGAATCTGGTGTTGGTAGAGTCTTTGATTATGCGGGTAGTATTTTAGGTTTCACACTTCCTAAGAGTTATATGACCGAAGCTGGTTCAATTTTTAGTTCAGAAAACGTAAGTGGTAATATTCAAAGAGCCAACGCTATGCTTGTAACAACAGGTAAAGGTCAATTGGTTGCTTTAGGTACTCAAATAGTAGCTAATTTACAAGGTACTAGTTTTTATGATAACCCAGCTGATACTCCTTTTAGAACGGGTTATGTTCCAGGTTATAAAAACCGTAATGGTGATTTAATTGTTAACCCATTATTGTACGCATTTTACGATGACGTGACTAATGGTACCATTATGAACTTTTTAAAACCAAGTAAATCAGACCCTAATGGTGTTATACCAGAAATCTCATTCAATAGAACTGAGATGATTAAAGAGTACGGGTTTATCTCACCTGAAGACGTATTTATCGGACCACTTGGTAATAGCGGTTACAATAATCGAAAAGTAAGTGACGTTGGTTTTACTTGGTTAGGCGATAATGGAAACGCGGTCAATTCAGACCCAGCGAGAAACACTGATTTACCTCTTACATTTAACGAAACATCAATACCAGCAACTTTTATTACTTCAGACGGTAATGAAGTATCTCTTAAGAAAACGTTGTTGTACAAAACACAACAATTATTCAACAGCAAAGGTATGATGAACTTAGTTAGTGTTAAAGGTGTTATAAAAGCTGACGGTAGTATTACATCAACACAAATTCAAACCTCTAATGCTAAAGGTATATCAAAAGGTAGTGCCGTTATTAGTGGTAGTAAATTTTCAGAAGACGGTACATATAACGGTTCTGGAAGTGAAGCTGCCTCAACATATTGTAGAAGTTGGACAACATTAGATAGATATGATAAGGTTTCTAAACTTGTTAGAAATAGAGGTTTAGATAAAACTTACCCTTATCGTCACCAATATGAAAATTCTGTATTGGATGATAATGGTTTTGTGAAGATTGCACCATATAGCGATGATAATGGTGAGATTAAGAAATACATGTTTTCAATTGAAAACTTAGCTTGGGCTGACAACGTAGGTGATTTAATACCTTGCGAACAAGGTAGTGGTGATTTACTTAGCGGTAAAAAAGGTAGAATAATGTGGTTCCCGCCATACAACATTCAATTCAATGAAACTTCTGCTGTTAACTGGGAGAAGACAGATTTTATTGGACGTGGTGAATCGGTATATACCTATAACAACACTGAAAGAAGTGGTACACTAAGTTTTCAAGTTATCATTGACCACCCAAGCTATATGAATGCTTTCCGTGGTTCTAGTGGTCCTGAAGATAACTACATTGCTTCCTATATTGCTGGTTGTATTGAACCTAATCAATATTTTGTTGATAGATTAACAACAAAAGAAATTCAAAGTATTGTTACGCAAAATGTTGTGCAACCTAGAAAATATGTAGCACCAGTAGAAGTGCCACCACCAACATTCAATATCTATTACATAAATGATAACTATCAAGTAGAATTGATGGATTTATTGGGTTATGAAGACGGTTTATCTGATGGTAATCCAATAGATTATGGTCAAAACCCTACTGGTTCTGGTAATGGTACATTACTACACCCAGGTCTTGTAACACCACCAATAGTTAATGGTTCACCAGATGAAAATGCCCCAAAAACATGGTATAATGACACAACAAACTTTGGTTTGAATGGTTGGCAAAACCCTATAACTTTAAATGGTACAACATATGATGGTTGGATAGCGAATGCATTTTTCCCTGACTTATCTGCGTATCTAAAAGATACTTGCCCTCATTGTAAGGTTAAAATCAGGTCAACAGCTAGTGTTCAAGGTTATGAACCATACAATACCGAATTGGCTAATAAACGTAGTGAGAATGCTAAAGAATATTTGATTTCAAATTTAGGTATTGATGCGTCTAAAATAGTGATAGGTGATAACATAGCTTTGACTTCTGCAACTGGTTGTAAGAAAGATGGTGATGTTTCAAC